TTTTTTTTACAACTCTTAATGAGTCATTTGAGAATAATGATTTAAACATTTATTCACTCCTATTATATAATGTGCCTTATTTAAACTATTGAATACTAGGCACGTTATAGCATTCATAGTATTCCAAAGTGCTTTATGGAATTCTTTAAAATTTTTTATAATCAATTGTAATAGCATATAAATTTTCACCTTCACCTTTTGTTGTTACAGCCTTATCGACTCTTTCTTGTAAAGGGTGTTTCATGTGTACTTGTCTTAATAGCATTGATTTTAACGACTCAGATAATAATTTATAATCACTTAAAAATTTTGGATCAGTTAAATTAAAATTTTCATCTTTTAATCTCATTAACATTGTTTCTGTGAGGTCTTCACTTACTGATTGAACAAAAATTTTATTATGTTCAAGTCTTATCATTTCTTGTCTTTTGGCATCTAATTCCAGAGCCTTAGCATTAGGTGGCTGTTTAGGAATTTTAGGAAACAATATTACGTTATCTTTGTTTTTATTTGCCATCAACATTCTTTGTTACTTCACCTTTAAAATTACATAGACCTTTATCAGCAAGATACTCAACTAACTCATTATATCCACCAATGTGTTTATCATCTATTATTATTTGTGGCATAGTTCTAACTTGTTTACCTACAGCTTCAAACAATTCATCTGGCGTTTTAAAGTCTTTGCCAAACATTTTTTCTGTGTATTCAAAGCCTAGTGTCTTTACAAGATGTTTAGACTTCTCGCAATAGACACAATTAGGTTTTGAGTATATTTCTATTTTATGACTCATTTGCAATAACCTCTACTTCATCATATGCCTTATCAGCCATTTCCTTTAGTTTGAAAGCGTCAACTACGGTTTCAACAGAGTAATTATACATCTTATTGTACTCACCCATAGGCAATCTTAAACCAATCCAAGCACGATAGTAACCGTTCTTCGTAAGTGTTACTTCCTGAGCAAACACTTCGTATCCTCTAACTGGTGTTTGTTTTATGATATTGACTAATGTAGTTTCTACATCTGTTACAACAGTTTTATTAGTATTCTTACCTAATTCTGTAGTAAATATTTTTGCTTTCTTATTCATCTCACCTTTTACTTTATCAGCAAGTTCAGCCTTTGCAATCATCATACCTTTTTCAATTGCAAGTTCTAAATCTGGTGAAACACTTGTACCGACACCAAAGATACAAACTTTATCTTTGCCTTTGCCGAACGTTTTAGTACCACATTCTTTCTTCTCGTTATAATCTTTCATATACCAAGATGGTACTTTAAGGACTTGTTTATCCTTTTCTTGTTTGATTTTATAAGTGCTACTAGAACAATTTGCAAGTAACAGACCTATAGAACCGATCATTATATATTTGAGTATCTTACTCATTCACCTTCTCCTTTACATTATTAAACACATTATATACTATTTCTTTTGTTTTGTCAACAGCCTGTGTTTTCTCAACGGTTGACGTAAATGGATCCCATGCAAAAGCAAGGATAACCCACAATATTGTAAGTGTCAATAGACCTCTTATCATTTTTGTACCTCCCAATTACCGTCTTTATCAAGGCAAACTTTGCCAGGTTTATGATAAGCATGTTTCGGCCTTTCATAATATCTGCAATAGGCAGGTGTAAACATATCTCTATAGTAAAATTGAGCATACAACTCCCAATAACTAGGGCCATCGTATGCCTTTCGGCCATCTGCACATTCTACTACTTCCTGTTTAACAATCTCACCATTGTCTAATTGCTTAATTTCTACTTTAATGAAACAATATTGATCTTTGATAGGTTGTATTTTATCATATTCAACTTTTGTACCATTGTTTTCTAATGCCTCTAGTTTCTTCATTGTGTTTTCAAATGAGTCTTCCGAGTAAGCAACTTGCATTAATATTGGTATCAATAATAACAATAGAAATATAAAAAATAATGTTCTCTTTTTATTCATTTATCATCCATCTTCCATCAGGCATTTTGCAAGCTTCGTGCCATTCCATTTTTCTATATGGATTGCCATATAGTATTGAGTCAAAAAATCTTGTATTGTCTAAATTTTGATCGTGTGTAGTTTCGACCATCGTACATTTAATTGGACCTTTTAAATAAAAACCTGTAGTTTTGATAATACCGTTACTTTGTGTTTTAGGATTTTGCCAAGTTGTAAACCCTGGACTATTAGGTGCGTTTTCTAAATGATCTACAAATGCTCTTGTCATTAATTGGTCATCTGTTTCAGCATTCATAATATCTGCACCTTTAAATGAACCTGCAACTGCACAAGTAGCCACAACAGCAGGATTGTCACTTATATATTGCCAACAAGCCGTACCAGCAACAGCCGCTGTACTGGACGCACCAATATAGGACTGTTTACTAGCACAGTTAGAGAGCAACAACAAACAACTAATTAAAAGTAACTTCTTCAACACCGTCTACCTTATTTTTTTCTTTTAATTCTTTTTTAAGAGCTTCTTCTCTTTCTTTTTGTTTTTCTGTAAGTTCAGCAAGTCTTTTATCGTGTTCATATTCTGCAAGAGTCTTACCGAAACCGACTTTGTAAAAATGATCAACTGGCACAGGCGATTGATACGCAAGCAACAGTTTATCAAAATTAATATCTAAATTTCTGTACATTTTAGGATTTGCTTTTTTAGTGTCAACATGTGATTTCAATACAGTAATTCTGTTTGTAAACACATTTTCATACGGAGGTTTAGATTTAGATTTTGCAATATCTTTTTGTTTTGCAATCTTAAATTCTTCAAATATAGTTTCTTTAGTTATCATAATATAGTCCTTTTGTTAGTTTATTCGTTAATTCTATCATAAAATAGTCTATTTGTCAAGCGTTAAAAACCCTATAAATCATAGGGTTTATTGTCATTACCCACTACTTTACACATGGATTGTATGTCATCTATAAGGTGATTCACTTCAGCATCCCGCTCAGGCGTTTTGATCTGATTATACTTTAGGTTGTATAACTTATCTGCCTGAGCTTTGATACTATCAATCTTCTTACAAAAATCACTAATCTTGTGTAGCATTTTTCTTCCTAAATATGTTTAGAATTGACTTTTTTGTATTAGTCAATTGAGCTTTACTATCTGCCCAACTCTTTGTTTGATACTCAACAATTTTGTTTTTCTCATTTGTTAACCAGTTAGTTACTGGATTAGCACTTGCTATATTCATTGATACTAGTATTACTGCAACTAATAACGTAGCGAATAACAATGATTTTTTCATATTCCACATTATGTCTTCCTTCCCATTGTTTTAAAATCGGCTTTGTCAACTATCTGGTAGTTACCCTTGTTGTAGGCAATGCCGATTGTTTTGCCTTCGGGTAGTTGTACTTTAGGTTTTGACTCTTTAGTACATGCTCCAGATATTCTATCACTTGTAGGTATAGAATTTCTTGGTAGACCGTTTATATCTAATGTATAATCAGGTCTTTCAAATCCTTTAAGAGTTCTAGTAAATGACTCTCTATTAATCTTCAACCATTTATCTTTTGTCATAATCAATATACTTTATAGTTCCTTCTACGTATCCGTATTTTTTATCTTTTACTTTAGGGTTTGTAAACATAGTGTTAGCGTCACCTGATTTGTAACCTTTCTTGTGTGAAAGTGTAATATGGGCAGCGCCTTTATCATGTCTTTTGATTCTATTGTACTCTTTATCCCACATTTTGTCAACCCATAAAGCGTCAATATGATTGTTTGCTCTGTAACCTTTAATAAACACACCCACCTTTTTACCTACAAGTTTAGAATATTTGTTATAAACTTTCTTAATAGGTTTAAATGCAAGTGTAACGTGATCTGATACAAGTATGTCTTTTGTAGCAAGTTTCTTTACAACGTTACAACTTTGTCTATCTAATTGTACAGCAAAATATCCGTTCATTATTTACCCAACTTACTTTCGTTTTCTAAATTAATTGCAACATCAACATCTGAATCTTCTTTCATCCATGCTGTGTCTTCAACATAATCATTCTTTTTAATAACTTCTTCTATCTGCATAAAATAACACCAGTTACTACCAAATGTAATTGCACCAACATAATTTAAATCAGTATCATATTCTTTTGCGTTTACTCCTAATTCAGCAGCTATATCAGCAGGATCAGTAGCAATACCAATGTTTGTTATAACACCTTCTCTACCTTTATCATCTCTTATCGTGTCGCCTAGTTTTATTTGCATAATGTCTCCTTTAGTTTAAGTTGTATATGTAATTTGGGTTTTTCTTTTTAGTTTTGTAATTCTTTGTAAAGTCAGGATCAAAATCTTTTCTAAAACCTTGTCTGCCATTATACATCTGACCGAAGTCGTTGAATAGGTTGTCATCACCTGCAGCCGTTTCAGGACCGAACACATCTTCGTATGTTTGGTAATACTCATCTGGATATACTATCTCAATACCAGTAGCACCTGTGAAATTAGTAGCGTCTTCTCTATACGTCTTGTTCGCATAGGCTTTGAATTTAAGTAATTGTTTTCTATAGAATTTAATTTTATCTATAGGTACATTTCTGTAGATAGTAGCTGAAGACCAGAACGTATCATATTCTGATTCTGGATCAACATATTCTCTTTTGTAAACGATATTAAAACTTTTAAAGTATTCTTTTGTCATATATACACATAATATATCAGAAAAATACGGAATTGTCAAGCGTTAAAAACGTTGATTTTATTGACTTTTTAGGAATAATTATGAGAACAAAACGAGAACATCTATGATTCGTACCCATATTTTGCGATATAATATGAATCTACTATGTCGGTTACTGGATTATTGAGTTTCGTTTGTTCAAATTCTTTGACTAAATCAACGCCAGTATCTTTTGTAAACTGCTCATACATCTTTAGTTTATCTGCATTACCCTTGCCAGTAGCATTCTTCTTTATCTGACCTGGTACTATAGATTGAAATCGTTTATTGAGTTTATATAGTTTATGTTTGAGAGCACCCATATTCTCTGCTAGGTTGAATACAAGTCCTTTACTACCAAATGAATATCCTTCTATAAAAATATTACCAATAGCAGTATCAATAACAGAAATTGCCCACTCGGAAATCTGGTCGTGTCGTTGTTGCTCGGAGGTATAGGGTAGATGTAATCTGCCATTTATTTTACCATTACAATAGTTGCCTTCATATTTTTTCACATTTGTAAGATAGTATATCTTACAGTTATCTAATTTAAACTCGCCTCTACATACACATATAGCAGGACTGCTTAAACTATAATCAATTCCAATCGTCTTCTTCTTCATCATGCTCAAAGATTGCGTCATCATCATCTATTGAAGTATCAGCGCCACAAAATGGACATGTAGTAGGCTCATTGTCTTCGTCTTTCCACTTGACCCAATAACTAACATCACAATTAGGACAACTTATTTGTACCTTGTTTATGTTATCTGACATTCATGCTCCCTTATATAACTTACTTTATTAAAAAACCCTGCTTGTGCAACCTCATGCCACACTATCGCTACGGAGTTTTGATTTTGTTCTAATGAGTTGACACCTGTAATTTGATAATCAGCACACATGTTTGATAATATTTGTACGTCATATCCTTTCTTTGCCCAACTCATGGCACTATATGGTTTAGTTCTTAACACACAACCAGATATATTTGTACCACCTATTATAACATTTTCTATTCTGTAATCCATTTGTTTTAATTCTTCAACAATACTTTCAACAGAGCTGTCATCTGGATTAATAGTTTTCCATATGTGTCTGTTTTCTATTTTTACCATCTTTGCAACTTCCTCTACTCGTTTGTGTCTATGAGGAAGATGATTAGATATAATAAAAAGAGGTTTCTCTCGTACAGGATTTAGTAAAGCATTCAATGTAGAAAAACGTTGATTGTTTATAAACTCATCACCTAAAACAGGATGTCCTTCAAAGTCAATAAGCATTATAATTGTTGTAGGTCTTAATATCATATCCACTTTATTATTGTTTCAGGTTCTGGTTTCTTGTCGTCTTTCTTTTCAACATCACTCATACTTTCTCTACGAAATTCTTTTGCTTTACCTATACTACCTAACAATACAACAGGATGTTTTACCCAAGGTAAATCTGCCCATGCTGACAAAGGTTTATATGGAAAACATGCTATTGTAGATGTATTTAGACCTTTCTCTAATGCAAAGGCTGATAAATTAGCCATCCACATTCCTACTTCTACGGTTGTAGTTCTCATCATTGAGTCTACCTCGTCTTCGTGCATTTGCTCGTAGTAGTCTCCTTTTTCTATTCTCTTTCTGTAGTACTCATTAGGATCACATACCCTTTGTGTAAATACTAATAGATAAGGTGCTGTACTTATATGTTCAAAGTACGGATTGTATCCTTCTTCTTTATGATCTTCAATGTTTTTTTCATTTATATGTTTTTTATTCTTTACACTTTTCATCCATATAGAGTGTTTTTCTGTTACCTTATCAGGACCTAATACATTACAATTATATGGCATAAAATTGTTTTTAGATGGTGTAACTTTCCATGCCTTCCATAATAAATCTTCAATCAATTGTTTTTCAGGTATGTCCTCTGTATCGTAGGCCATAACGTGTTGTCTTCTATTTAATAAATTTAGGATCGGTTGTTGATTCATTATAGTTTAAATTTTTTAAACTGATCTTTTGTTACGTCTTGTTTAAGACCACCAATAACATAACTTTCTATTTCAGTTTCTTGTGGTGCGTTTTGTAGTGAGTGACTATTAAACCAATGTTGTGTCCAAGGTAATGGATTCTGTGATGATGAGTGTTCATACTTTTGTTCTAAACCAATAACTCTCATTCTTCTATTTGCTATATATTCAACATATTGATGTAGTAGTTTTTCTGATAGTCCTATCATAGAACCTTTTTGAAATAGATAAGTTGCCCAATCTTTCTCTTGTTGTACTGCGTCATCATATATTTTATAACATTCTTTTTGTGTATCTTTAATAACTTTATTCATAACCTTATCATTTTCTTTTGTAAGATATGCTTTGATAATCTGTTGACTCATTGCAAGGTGTTGACTTTCATCTCTAGCAATAAGAGATAATATCTTAGCACTACCCTCCATAAGTTTTAATTCACCAAATGCAAACGAACAAGCAAATGATACGTAAAATCTTAAACCTTCTAGTACATTTACAGTTACTAACGCAAGCCATAATGCTTTCTTTAGTTCGTACATATCAACTGATTTAGGATCAGTATGCCATTTGTAGCCTAATGCAATTAGTTTATCGTATGCTTCTGTAACTGCTTTTGATCTTTCTTCAATCTTCTTATCTGCAATAATAGTATCAAATATATCACTAGGGTCTGAATATAAGTTTTTAATTATGTATGTATAACTTCTACTATGAATTGTTTCCATAAAGTCCCATGCAACTATGGCACCTTCTAATTCAGGATTAGTTACAAAAGGTAAAAATGCAAGGCATGGACCTCTACCTTGTACACTATCTAACATAGTTTGATATTTTAGATTAGATGTAAAGATAAACTTTTGTGATTCTGATAGTTGAGCATAGTCGTTTCTATCTTTCTGTAAAGAAACTTCTTCAGGTCGCCAAAAGAAACCTAGTTGTTGTTGAGCCAATCTATCAAATACAGGATACTTAAACGTATCATATCTTTGTACTGCAAGGTCTTCACCAAAAAACAATGGTTGTTTTGTAGCGTCTAAATTTTGTTTCTTATTAAATACTGTTTTCATATTAATTACTTCCTACAAAATTAAATATATCATCTATAGGTGGCCTTGTATCTTTTTTAAGTTGTTTTGGTGTTTTATTTTGATATTGATATTTTTTTGCTTTACCTATTGTTTGTATCACAGTAGGATAAAAATCTAAAAAAGGATAATTTTTCCATTTTTCTAGCCCTTTATCGCCTGATCTTGGTAAACAAACACAAAAACCAGTGTCATAACCTTTATCTAATACACCACCCATTATCATTTGAGCAACCATTCCTATTTCTACTGCACCAGATTCTCTATTCTGATTATTCATATAATCCCAATTAAGACCATCCCATACACTTTTACCATCTATATGATCGGTTTCACCAGCATGATATTCATTAGGAGGAGAAACTCTTGGTGTATAAATTAATATCCAAGGTGCTGTTTGTATATGTGATAAACCTATACTCTTTGTTTGTCTAGCTTCTTCACCATAGTGGGTATCATCAATCCATTGTTTAAATCCTTCGCATAGTTCCCATATATGATTACTACGTTCTTTATTAGGACCTAAAACATGTATTTTATATCCGTACATTTTTCTAAATGATGTAACTAAAGGATATGCCTTACTGACTATATCTCTTATTTCAGTTTCAGTAGGTATAATCTTATCGTCATAAACTGATGGATGTTTTCTTTTACTAAAAATGTCTATTACTTCGTTCATTAAATTGTACACGAGTCGCAATTCTCGTCCTCCTCTTTTGGTTTATCTTCAGGCACATTATCGTGGAACCCAATTGTATGGGTGGGTTCGTCTTCGTCTTTTTTACTATCATATGTGTTTTGATAATAAGAAGTCTTCCAACCTAACTTATATGTTGTTAATAAATCTTGTGCCATTACTGATACTGGTACTTGACCATCAGTATAATTTTCAGGATTATATGACCAGTTACCACTTATTGCCTGATCAAAATATTTTTGCATTACTGCAACGATATTTATATATCCTTCGTTCCCCTTCATGTCCCAAAGTAGTGTATAGAAGTTTTTTAATTTATTATACTCTGGTACTATCTGTTTTAATGGGCCTTTTTTAGACTTTTTAACAGACAAATAATCTCTAGGTGGTTCAATACCGTTTGTCGCATTTGAAACTACACTAGAAGATTCACTAGGCATTTGTGCTGACAATGTACTATGTCTTAAACCATGTTCTTTAATTTCTTTTCTTAAATGTTCCCAATCGTAAGTGTAATCTCTTTTTACTAATTCATCTACGTCTTTTTTATAAGTGTCAATAGGTAGTATACCATCTGCATATTTTGTTTGTTTAAATGCTGAACATTGGCCTTTTTCTTTTGCAAGTTGATTACTTGCCTTTAATAGAAAATATTGAAATGCTTCGGTAAGTTTATCAACTTGTCGCCATGCAAGTTTCTGATCGTATTTGTAACCTTTCTTTGCAAGGTAATGAGCAAGACCAATGTAACCAATACCTAAACTTCTACGTGCCTTTGTAGATTTTTCAGCAGCGTCAATAGGATACTTTTGATGATCTATTATTTCATCTAATGCTCTTACTGCTAAATCACATAAAGGTTCTAGTTCATCACGTTTGTTTATTTTACCCACATTGATGGCAGATAAGATACATAAAGCAATCTCACCTTCACCATCAATGTGTTGTATTGGAGTGGTTGGTAAAGTTATTTCCTGACATAGATTGGACATGTAAACTCTATCTTTAAAAGATGAGTGAGTATTACAATGGTCAATATTCATAATATAGATACGGCCTGTTTCAGCACGTTCTTTCAATATGTCAAAAAATAATTCTTGTGCATTTATCTTCTTTTTCTTAACGCTAATTTTTCTTTCTGCCTTTTCATAAAGTTCATCAAACTCTGGTGTACCCCATGCCTCATACAGTTCAGGTACTTCGTGTGGTGAAAATAAAGTTATATCTTGGTTGTTTATAAATCTTTCATAAAACAGTTTTGATAACTGTATTGAGTAGTCAAGTTTTCTGACTCGATTATCTTCACTACCTTTATTGTTTTTAAGAACAATAATGTCACCTATTTCTTGGTGCCAGATTGGGAAGTGGACTGTTGCTGATCCTCCTCGGACTCCATTTTGAGTGCAACACTTAACCGTTGCCTCAAACTTTTTAAGAAAAGGTATAACACCAGTGTGTTGG